CAATAGATAAAAACGATGGGAAAGTATCTTTATCTACAAAACATAAGAAGTTAGCAGAGCAAGTAAAACTAATGCTATTAGTTGACTTTGGTATACAATCAAATATAGCTATAGTAAAAAGAGGCCACGAAGGAGATTATGTAAAAACAGGAGAACACTACATACTTCAATTACGGGGTAGCAGACATGCTTATTATGAGACTATCGGATTTAGTTATCAATCTAAGATGGAAAGACTGAAAAAATTTATCTCCATAAAAGGAAGGTCTTTAACGGCTAAAGTTAAAAAGATTACTCAGGGATATACAAACGTATATGATATAGAAGTAGAGGAAGATCCTTCCTATATAGCAAATGGTTTTTATTCCCATAATAGCCTTGATACCCAACAACAGTTGATCCAAAAAGGTATTGATGCAGGAGAATTCTCTGTAGATAGAAAACCAGATGCTTACCATGCTTACAAAGATGCCCTGTATGAAGATCGTATGTTAATGTACTGGTATGAACCTGCTTATTGGGAAACTATTAGGCTGGAAAAAAATGAAAAAACAGGAAAAATAGATCATCCTGCTAATAAGTCAGGATCAAAGGACGTTTCTGATGCTATTGCTGGTGTCTGCCATCATTGTGTTGAATTTGGACCACATGCTCCTTCTCTTCCTCCACGTTTTGGAAATCTTGATGGGAATAGAGCAGGGAATAGAAATGTAAGATCAAATGAAAGAAACCCGATTATGCATACTCAAAGAAAAACTAACCTTATGGATCATGATCCATCAACAGAAGAAGATCTTTCATGGCTATTAAAATAAGTTATCGCTGTATTAGAGCATACTATAATAAAAAGGAGGTAATTAGTAATGGAAGATAGAAAACTCTCTTTCAGAGAGAGTATTTTGCGTAATATTGCAAACACATTAGCTAAGTACCAAACTCATGAAGAACCTCCTGAAACTGATTCTTCTATACAAACCAGAAAAAAGTTTGATAAAACTAGAGGAACAGGGTATGGGGCTTCTGTTAGAAATAGTGGTGTATGGTATGATGATCAAATGCACCTTGATCCAAAGAGGATTGCCAAGTATAAGGATTACGATTTGATGGATACTGAGGACCCTGAACTTTCCTCTGCTCTTGATATTTATGCTGATAACGCTTCAAAAGGCGAATCAGAAACTGATGTAGTTATAAACATTATAAGCGATAATCAAACTGTTATAAATGTTTTAGAAGAAGTTATTGATAACACAAAACTTCATTCTGAGTTATGGTCTATTATCCGCACTTTGGTAAAATATGGAGATGCCTTTGAAGAAGTAGTTGTGCAATCAGATAAAGAAATACACCGCTTAAAACATTTGGATCATAAGAAAATGGTTGTTGTAGAAGATGAATGGGGTAGGTTAGATTCAGATTATCCTTATATCCAAAAAGATGATTTGGAAAGAGAAGTTGCCAAATTTGAATACTGGCAGGTTCTTCACTTTCAATTAAATAAGGACAGAGGATCTAAGTATGGAGTAGATGGATCAGTTTTAGCTCCTATCCGCAAACTTTTTAAACAGCTATCAATGTTAGAAGATTCTGTAGTACTAGCCAGACTGACTAGAGCTATTCAAAGATACGCTTATTTGGTAGACACTGAAGGAATTGAGCCAGGAGAACCTACTTTAGAATACGTAGATGAAGTTATGGAAAGAATGAAAAAACGCAGAACTATTGATCCAAAAACTGGCAAAATGGATCTTGATTATAACCCAATGTCCTTAGAAGAAGATGTTTTCATTTCTACTAAAGATGGCAGTAACGCAAATGTAAAGGTTTTACAGGGAGCTACTAACTTGGGAGTTTTAGCCGATGTAGAATACTTTAGAAATAAGAAGTTTGCAGGAGTAAAAGTCCCTAAAGCTTACCTTTCCCATGAAAAAGACGTAAGAGCTAGGGCAATGATTACTGAACAAGACGTTCAATTTGCCAGAACTGTTCGTAGAGTACAATTAGCTGTAATTAAGGGATTACATAAACTCTTTGATTTTGCTCTAATGACCAGAGGAATTGATCCTAATTCTATAGAGTATGAAATCCAGTTGCCGATTCTTTCCACAATTGATGAGCTGAGATTATGGCAGGTAAAACAGCTTAAAGCTAATGTTGCCCTTATTCTTCATAGAGATTTGAAAATTAGCCTTCACTGGATTTTAACTCACCTGTTAGATTATGATGAAGATGATGTTGCTGATATTATCGAATATTTGGGAGATGCTGAATCTCTTGATAATAAAGTAAGGGAAAGAGATCTTGAAACTCAGGATATGTTTGTCCAACAGCAACCTGAAGGTGGATCAGAAACACCTGAAAGACCTAAAGGTGGAAAAGTTCCTACTAAAAAAGATAATGAAGAACCTACGGATACTAAAAAAGATAAAGACAGGGAACGTAAGAGCGAAGAAGATATAGATGAAGAAGAGGTTGCTCTCTTGAAAGATCGTTTAAATTATGATTTGGCGGATCTTCAAGACATTATAGAATGGATAGTAGAAAGGAGGAAGCAGGATGCTTGATTATTCCATACAGCAACATGGTTTAAGTATTTCTCTTATAAAAGGAGAAAAAAGAAAGCCTAATTTTAATGTACTTAGAAAAAGTCAAGCACCTTTTTCTATAGAAGGAGCTTCTTACTCAATAAATACTGATCCTGAAGAAACAGGTAGCTGTAATGTAAATGCTTCAGATAACACTATTAATTTTCTTTTAGATACTACTGACGAAAAGTTTGAAAAAGGAAAAAGTTATCAAATTACATTAACTGTAGAAATAGACGATTCTTCAGAAGTAATTAAAGGAAGAGTTACTTTGAAGGTAATTTAAAATATAGTATGCACCTAACACTCTAAAGTAGCATATACTATAAAAAGAGGAGGGTTGTTTATGGATAAGGAATTAATACGAGAAACGCCTATATTTGAAGAAATTGAAATACAAGATGTTACTGAAGCTGAAGATGATGGCTCAAAACTTCTCAAAATAAAAGGTACCGCAAGTCGTGGAGATATATTTAATAAAAATAAAAGAATGTATCCTACAAAGGTACTTAAAAAAGTTGCCGAACAAGTTCAATCTTCTATTAAGAAAGGCAAATTTACTGGGCAACTTGATCACCCATCTTTCTTTGGTGGTGGTGGCGATCTTGAAAGAACTGCCATTAAATTCACCAATATGTGGATGGAAGGTGCTGATTTAAAGTTTACAGGCAATGTTATTCCAACTACTCCAGGCAAAGAACTTGAAGCTCTTCTTCGTGCTAAAGTTGGTGTAGGGATGTCAACAAGAGGTTATGGAACATTAAAGCCCTACAAGCACAAAAATGGAAGAGAAGACAAGGAAAAAGCTGTTATTCAAGATGATTTTGAACTTTATGGAGTAGATGCAGTTTTAAACGAATCAAACCAGTATGGTAAAATCGCCCACTACGAAAATAAGGAAGGAGGTACAAACATGGATCTGAAAACCCTTAAAGAAGATCATCCTGAATTAGTGGATGAGCTAAAAAAGGAAATGAAAGAAGATCTTGAAAAAGACTTCGATCAAAAAGTTTCCGAAAAAGCTGAAGAAGATGTTAAAGCAAAAGTCGAAGAACAAAAAGAAGCTATCCGCAAAGAGGTGATGGAATCTGATGAAGTCAAGCAAATGAGAGAATTTGTAGACAGCATTGTTGAATCCATTAAGCCTCTGATGCCTGGTCAAAAAGAGTATGAAGAAAGTAAACTTCAAACAGAAGTTAATGACCTGAAGGCAAAACTGGAATCTGCAGAAGCTGACAAAGATAAGGCAGTGAAAGAAGCTGCTGATTTGAAAGCAGAGCAAGAAAAAGCTGCAGAGAAAGCTAAAGTAGCGGAACATGTAGAAAAGAAAGTAGAAGGACATCGTTTTGCCGAACAACTCAGGAAGAAACTCTCTGAATGTGCATCTGTAGAGGAAGTTGATTCCAAGTTTGAGCAAGAGGTGGCTTATATCGACTCTCTGGTTTCTAATGTAGAACCTAAAGGTACTGGTAAAACAGATGCCAAAGAAGAAGACGATTCTACAAAAGAAAATCAGTTGGACGAAGAGAAACAACGCCAGCGTAAATTAGCTGGAATAGAAGATAAGAAAGGAGGTAAATAAAAATGGATAAAGCACAATTAGAAGAACTGCAAGCCCAAAATACTGGTCCTTCATTCTTGCAAGAGAATGAAATGCGCAGAAAGAAGTGGGAACATCTCACTGACGATCTTAGCGATTATGATCGTCTATCTCTGGAGACACTTTTTGAGAATACTCAAAAGTGGATTCAGTATGAAACTACCACTACTGGTAATGTTGGTACGTTTACAACTTATGCCTTTCCGATTATCCGTAAAATCTGGCCTAACATGTTTGCCAGTGAACTGGTTTCTGTTCAGCCGATTCCGATGCCCACTGCAATGATTTTCTACCTTGACTTTGAGTATGGCA